GTTCGAAAAGCTTGTACCAGCTCCACTGGTACTTCCTTGAGCATCCAAAACGAATCGAAAAACTGACCCACCCGGCGATCCAAATAGCCCGGATGAGCCGACGTCTACCAGTGTCACAGGAAAACCAACTGCGTTGATAGCCGCGCTACTTTGCAGTGAGACACGAGTACCAGGCCCCGAACTGATCGGGAGTGAGGTTGAATGCGGCGTGAGCATCGGCTTCACAAGCTCGATTTCGTACTCTAGCCACAAATAACCCACTTGTTGAGCGGTCGCTGCCTGTGTGTAGACTTGCAATTCCGCATACACATCGTCATTGATGTCGCTGCTGACCGTGGGGTCAACTTTACGCCAATCATTGTCGGTCGGAATCTGCATCTTGACTGGTGCCCACAAAGGTGCCATTACACCATTCCCACTCACCATAGCACGAGCTAAGAATGAAGCGGCCTCTGGCTGTAAGCAAGGTTCGTTAACGTTCTGTGAGGAACATAAGACGACCTGCCCCGCCAATCCGGTGCTGACCTTTGGAATGTAATGAACAATGAGCTTCCGCCATCGGTACAGTTGGTACGCACGTGCAAGCTGCCCCAATACCCCCCCATAGAAATAAGAAGGAGCGAGTAGAGCAGACTTGCCAAGGCCAAAAGTAGCAACTCCTTGGCACTCAACTGGGGAGATGAACTCTTGCCCGGACACGAGGGTACCATCCTTGATGGATTTTGTTTTCGTTTGTTTAGCCGTAAAGACACTACTTGTAGCAGCTGGTGCATCCATCTGAATACCACCAAGAGAGGTGGAGGCATTTGAATCTGTGATGTTTTTACGGTTGTTGTTTTGCTGTTTTGGGGTACTGCCCCTGAGGTTCGTCATAATTGTTCTGGGTTGATCAATTAGTGGGGTCCGGTTTTCACCCCTTCGCAAAACGCCTTGCGCTCCAACTGCCAAAGCAGCCACCGAACGTACCACACCTCTCCCTATGTTCTCCTTGTAGAAATCATAATCCGCCTTCTTGAGATCACCCCCAAGCGCGTAAACGGCATCATGATTCTTGCAAGTTTCATCGAATTCATCGACAGGGGCCTTGCTGCCCACCACGCTCGCCTGATGCTTGCCGTCGGACCAATTTGGTCCGCAGTAGTTGCCATACTTCATTACAATCGTATGCTGGGATGCACCAAATTATTCTCCCGGATGGTGCCCAGCAAATCAGTGAAATCGGAGTCAATGGAGAGGTTGTCAAACTGTTCTTCTAAACAACGCTGCATGTCCGGGACAATACCAAACGCGTTATAGAAACTAACCCTCGCATCTTCCGAGATTCCAGTGGAAGTGATGTGTAAATTGTGAATTGACGACATCATGGAAGTGTTCCGAAAAACAAGTCTCTTGATGCTGTCATCGGCAACGACACCGCTACGCTTGAACGCCCTGTAAAAGGCGCCGAGTACCGGTAATCCTTTTGTCAAAGATAGTCCGCAATCACCAACCGCACCCAGCCACTTCCGCCAGATTTTCGAATTCTGGATAGGAATGGTGCATATGGTGTCCTTGCGGAAAACAGTCTGGGGTAGGCGGCACATTCGCCACACCTCACCATCAAAGACCGG